AAGTGATTACGCATCCCGCGTCGTTGAACGCACGCATTCAAGACGGATTTTCGTCACGTCTTTTGACATTATGCGACGCTCGAAAAGTTCTTCGACCCGATGTTCGCAATCTTTGGTTGCCGCCGAGTACCTTTCAGGCAAAGTCCAGCCGAACGGGTGGCCATGCACCCAAACCGTGATTAGGATTTGCAGCATTTCAGAACGTCAGCCTGTCGAAGCCGTTGCACTTGCAGACTTCATCCGCCAGCAGTTGGAAGTTCGGGCCGTGATCGTCGCAGGCACCAACCTCTTCAAGATGAAGATGTATCATTTCATGGGCGAGCGTTGATAAGAGGATGGTGTGGCTACCAACCAATCGACGGGAAACCCGGATGTAGTGCTGCCGCCCTATCCTTTGATATTCCGCAAAAAGACGCTTGGTCGTGACCCGAAACGCGATTTCATCCGAAGGCGGCAGACTCCATTTCCGAAATGGAGGCGCACAACAGAGATAGTCATAGGCCGCCGCAAGCAGCTCCTTGGTAATGGGAAGGATCATACCCGGATGATCTCGCCGCGGAATTGAACCGACTTCGCATCCCAGACCGTACAGAGTTCGGGATACATCAGCCGGCCGTCTCTGAAGGTCAGAACGGCAAAGCCCGAGATCCAATTTTTCGGACCGTCCTCGGTATAGTCCGTGAACGCCTTATGATCGGGGTCGGCAACGCATCCGGTGTCAATGCCGTAGCGTGTCCCGTTGTAGTCAGTGTAAGGCGTTACTTTCTGGGAATGCAGGTGCCCGGTCACCATCGTCTTTCCGGCCCCCACAGTGTTGTTGTGCGTGGCGTGGACGCCGCCCTTCCAGCGATGTTTGCAGACTACGGAGTCGTTGATCCAGATGCTCCAGCCCTTCTCCCAGGCCGGAAAATGGTCTCCCAAGTGAATGCCTTTTATGTTGCGATATTCGCTGGCAACGGTCGCAAGGCGCGTTTCAAACCGGGCATCGTGGTTTCCCAAAGTCCAGATTTTCCGGCAACCGCGGGGAATGGCCTGAACGATGTCCGCAAGATGATCCTGCGCTGCCTCGATTTCCTCAACGGGGGATGGCGCACTTTCCCAGCCAATCGGCGGATGTCTCGATATCTTCGGAAAGTCGAGAACGTCACCGTTGAGGATGACGGCCGATGGCTTCAGATCCTTGCAGATCTTCTTGAGCGCGCGAAGTGCCGTAGACTCAGCGCCAGGCCAAATATGAAGATCACTAGCAACAACAACAGAACCGTTTTTGAGGTCCATGAGTGCCCGATGGGGATATTCTTTGGTGGCACCCTGCTTTGAAGGGGCAACAATGCGGCCGTGAATTTTCTCCAGCCTTGCCCGTCGCGCATATACGTTCCGCTCCGTCGTGCCGAGGATTTCAGATGTTCTTTTCCCGCCTACAGAGTCGAAAACGGCGATAAATTCTTCGTCCGTCGTTGTGGCGGCTGTCATCAGGCACCGCTGTAGGATGGCACAAACTTAATCGAAGCTAAGAGCACTCCCAACGCAACCATGCAAACAACCGTAAAGGCCAGCCAAAATGTGGCCCATGCATCTTCGTTCATGCGTTTTCATACCTATCGAGTTGACTGCTTAATGCCGCCCGTGCCGGTAACGCGCGATGGCGAAAAATATCTGCAAGCTGAGATAGGAAAGGCCAGCAATTGGCATCAACAGCGCTGCATATTGGGATGCTTGTTCCAGCACGGGCAACCACCATGGAGTGACGATCGCCAGTAGCGATATCGGGTAGGCAAGGAGCTTGTGATGAGCGATCATTGGCGCGTCAGTTACTCAAGTGGAATTTCGCTAACGCCCGCTCACGGAAGAACAGCCGCAGCCATTTGTGCTTGAATGTCTCTGGCGGGGCGACTTTTGGAGCGGGAGCCACAACGGGAGGCGCGGCGGCGACCGGCTGCCGAGCGACAGGAACAGCTTTTTTCACATGATGGCGCGGGACCGGGGGGCTGGCGGCTAGCGGCGGCTGATGAGCGCAACCAACCAATGTGGCCGCAACTAAAATAGTCATCATTGGTTTCATCGTCGTAAAAGCTTCCCTATGGTGGATTCTGGAACGCCCTTGATTTTCTCGGCGGTTCGAAGCGTGCCAAGTCCGAGCATTCCGGTTAAAATGCCCATCAACGTCTGGGCATCTGCCGCAGGAAGGGTGAAGATGGGAGCGATAACGGCCGAATAGCCGAGGCCAACGACACAGATCCAGCCGCAGGCCGGACGCCAACCAGCGACAAAGATTGACGGGTTGGAGGCTTCCGCCGTGTTGGTTGCCGACTGAGCTGCGGCAATTGCTGATTCCGCGTCCTGGATTTTATTAGCCGCGGCGGCCCGCTGCTCGGCATTCGGGAAAAGCTGGATCAACTCTTTCAGAACGTCGGTAATTCCGCCTAAGCCGGTGATATCAAACAGGCCCATAATCAGGCCTTTGGCTTGACGGCAGCGGCGATCGCATCAGCCTTGGCGTGGAGCTTGGCAGACAGGGCATTCGCGCCGATCACAAGACCCTGAATCCGCTCTTTGTAAAACCAAACGAGCGCACCGCCGGCGACGAAAACGACGGCATCACCCAAGCCGGTCAAAATAAACATTAATTATTTTCCTTTGCTAAAGAGAGAGACGATAAAGGCGAATACGGACGGTGGCTTGGTGTCGACCGCGGTCGGTTGTGGCACTTTCGGGTCGAAACAAATGGTGATGTCCAGAGCGGCCATCGCCAGCAACAGCCCCGCGCAACCGGGTTGAACGTCAATCACATTGGGATTGAACACGCCGTCGCGGACGTACTTGCCGGACTTGTATTGATCCGTTCCGCTCCAGATGTAGGGCGACGGCAGGCAACGGTTCGCATAACCAAGCCCGTTGTATTGCTCCAGCAGCGTCAGAAGGCCGCCGATAGACCAATCCTTGTTACGTGCCGCATAGGGGGCGCAGTTAACGAGAGCGTCCACGGCCCCGTCTTCCCACGAGTTGAATGGCCCTCGCCCAGCCGGGACGTGGACTGATACCCTATCCAGCGGATCGCCCTGCCCGAGCTGGCAATTCCAGTTTTGCGAGGCTTCCCGCTCGTGGATAACCGCGACGACAAACCAGGGGACGCCCGTGCGTTGTTCCACGTTTTGATATCGGGCTTTGGCTTGGGGTTCGACCAACGCGCGGGCAACGGACGTGAAGTTTCGCGTTGCCTTGGCACCAGTCCAGCGTTTTGCGTTCGCTGCCTTCAGGGCTGCGTTATCAGGTTTCATGTTTGTTTTTTCTCAAAGAAAAAGCCGCTTAGAAGCGACTTGAATAGGCCGCTATGGCGTATAAGTGACGATAATCACGCCGTTACCGCCGGCACCGCCGTTGCCAAATCCGGGCGAGCCGCCCCCGTTCGCGCCGCCACCGCCGCCGCCGCCGCCGTAGTTGCCGCCGTTGCCGCCATTACCAGCCGCCGAGCCGCTTCCGGCGCCACTGCCGCCACCGCCACCGCCTCCAGGGCCTGCCGGCGCGCTGTCGGAGGTCTGCGTCCAGATCACGCCGGCACCGCCCGTGCCGCCCGGCTGCGGCGTCCCCGAGCCGGCAAAGCTGCCGCCGCCACCGCCGCCACCCGAGCCATGACTTCCATTGCCGCCAGCGGTCGGCGACGTGGTGCTGCCAGTGCCGCCCGTGCCGCCGGCCGTGCCGTCCTGCGCCACACCGCCCGCGCCGCCGCCTGATGCATCCTGCGCTGCTGCCGCCGTCCCAGCCGAACCATCCGACGCGCCGCCGCCCGCGCCGGACCAGAAATTGCCGCCCGTGCCACTCGCCCCGACTTTGCCCGCTCCATGCGGACCGCCCGCGCCGCCGCCACCGCCGGCCGAACCGGATCCCGCGCCGTCACCGCCATTACCGCCGCTCGCCGCTCCCGTGGTCGGTGTACAAGACGCCGACGCACCGCCGACGCCGTTGACGCCGCTTGAGCCGCCGGCACCCGCGCCGCCGCCTTTCGCGATGCAAACGCCGCTGTTGAAATTCGTATCGGTGCCAGCCGTGCCGGACGAGTTAAGGGATGTGGCACCGGTGCCGCCTTGGCCGATGCTGATTGTAATGCTCGCCCCTGGCGTGAGCGTTATATTGCTGATTGTCGCGTAAGCGCCGCCGCCACCACCACCGGAGGACCACAAGCCCGTCCCGCCAGATCCGCCACCACCGCCGCCGCCGATGCACTCGATCTTGTTGTTGGCGTTGTTCCAATCCATCGGCACCGTCCATGTGGTGCCGCTGGTTAGAAAGATCGTACCGCCACCGCCGCCACCGCCACCTCCGCCGCCACCGGTCGCCGCGGCGCTGCGCCGTGACATCAATTGAGGACTAAACAGCACGAGCTTGCCAGCCCCGCGCCTTGGCAATGATGGTGGTCGAGTTCGCGCTAGGCGTGAATGCTTCGACCGCCTGAAACTGAATGTAGAGCGTTTTTGCGCCCGATGTTGGTTTCGTCACCACAAACGCGCCGGCCGCCGAGTTGTTGGTTTCGTTAAAGGTTGGCACCAGCCGTCCGACCGCACCATCGGAAAAGCCAGATTCCATCCAGCCCATAAACGAACCGATATAGCCCGCCTTCTTCTGGCTATAAGCGGCGTTATCGCCGGCCCCGACGCCGGACGAAGTGGTCGGATCGCTGTTGAACAGATAGGCCCGAAGCTTCTTGCCGCCGAGCCCGGTGTCCGTGGAGCTGATCAGAATTTCGCTGATAAAAATCGGGTCGTCGTTGGTATCTGACACCGTGGCCGATAGCGCTGTCACTGATCCCGCCGTCGCATTATCGGAAATCGAATCGCCAGCGGCATAAGCCGTTATGTTAGCCGGTCGCGTCAAGGTCGAGAACGTCGCCACAAATGCGAGGTTGGAAAGCCCCTTGGTAAAGATCGAGCCGCCGCCCGATCCATCGGCCACCACCTGCCCGAACGAAAAAGGCCCGCTGCCGGCGCCGCTCTCGTCCCATGCGCGCATCGTGCGGGTGGTGCCGCCCCCGTCCTTGATGGATAACGTCGACCAAGACCCGGCCATTTAAACTGCTCCCATATAAGCGCTGTCATAGAATTTTGAGAAGTCGAGAAGATAATCGACGCCGTCAACCGGATAATCGTCGACTGGATAGAGCGTGCCCACGCGGACCGTGGTCGGCGTGGTGCCGATGCTCGATCCGATGTTGCCCGGCTCGAAGATCGCATTAATGCAAAGGTCAAGTGACGGCATTTGTTAGCTCCACGCCGAAAAGCCCGTCGGCATTGTGTAAAGGAATGACGTGCCGCCGAAGTTGGCGGTGACATATACGCCGTTCGCGTTTAGCGACTGGTACGGATAAGCGGCATGAACGCCAAACACCGAGGAGATGTCTACGCCGCCGACATTGGTTGCCGGATCATAGGTCGCGTTGCCGTTCCAGTTGCCGCCGTTTAGCCGGAACCAGCCGCGCATATTAGTCAAATCAATCGCGACGCTAATCACGGCATTGGTGTAATAACTGCCGATGCTGGGAGATCCTATAGGGTTTGAACCATCAAGCAGAATATTTCCACCTGGATTTACCGTGAAAGCGTGCGCGCTAGTCGATCCAATCGTGGTGAGATCGGCGCTTCCGGTGCAGATCCCGGTCGGCATCCCGCCGCTGGTGTAATACGTCGCGCCTGTTTTGATCTCGAAATACCATTTCCCGCTGGTGTGGCTGGTGATGCCACGAACGCCGTTGAGGTTGTTGTCCGTCGCTTCCGCGATCAGATCGCCCCCGGATAACGAGATGTGCGCGGTCTTATCGCTCGGATTCCACGAGGCCGTGCCGGACGGCGCGACGAACGTGCATTTCAGGATCGGTTCTGCCGTGAACTCCACCATATAGTTAACGCCATGGGTGGTCTCTTTCACGCGGAAAATATCGTCGCTGAAATCATCGCCGAGATCGCTGATCTGCACCAGGTCGCCCGGCTCGATCTGCAAGCCATAGCCCATCGCCGTGGCGCTGACCGTCTTGCGGGTCAGTTCCTCATGATATTTTGTAAAGGTCGTGATCGCGGCCCGAGTAGAGGCGTCCATGATCACGGGCAAATAGGCCGAATCGGTGCCGATCGACGTTGTCACCGCCACCGGGTCATGCGGCAACGTCGCCCGAAACGGGACGATTGTATAGTCCGCGTCCGGGTCAATGGTCGATAGCTCTAGCGTGTTGGTGACCGTGTCGGCGCCCTGGCGATTGACAGTCACATTGCCGCAAAGGGTTGTAGTATTCAGCACGATATCCGGGGAAACGGTCGAGCCGCGATCAACGATCCGCAGTTTGTCGGTTTGCAGAATATCCCAGTTCGGATAAAACCGCGCGAAGTACTGGATTAGCTGCAAAAAGTTGGTTTGATCGGAGATGATCAGGCCACCGCTTGCCACGCCATCGGTTACGCCGCTGGTCGCGAACTTGCTTGATGTAAGCCCCACCCAGGGCGAATATGCCAAACGCTCGAAGGCTTCGCCGAAGTTGACATCATCGCCACTGGCATCGGCGATGACGGCCGCGACATAGGGGATCTTGCCAAACTTGGTATTAGCGAGCGGCAGATTTTCAAACGCGATCAGCATTTGCGGTCGGTAGGCGACGGCATCGCCGCCGAAATGGGCGGTTTCCAGCGCATCCGCCGACTGCGACAACGTGCCGCCATAGAAGCGAAAAGTAAACGCCTCGCTGGCAAACCCGCCCGATGAGGTCCACACCACTTCCGAGTCAAAAGCAATTTCGCGCAACGTCCTGGTGCCGCTCGGATCGGCAGGAACGCCGAATGAGATGATGAACGATGCGGCCCCGCTCGCAAACCACGGCCCCGAAATGATGTCGCCACCGATGCGGCCAACGCCAAACACCGAAAGCGGGATTATGTGCCCATATAACGCATAAGACGTTTCGGTCGGGTTGACGCCAGTGACGGTAGACACGCTCGCGGGTGCAGCGGTAGACGCAGCGCTATAAAGATAAGTATTCGAAGTATTTCCGATATATCCATAACCATTAATCCAAATTGGACTTGTGTTAGTCGCCCATATTTCTCCGTTGTTAAGGGTTTGGAATGTTGTCGTTCCCATGGCTTAAACCTGTTGCGCCGCTGCGGCAGTGCCGAGGAAATGCGGCTCGCCCTGGAAATTTAGTTGATTGCTGAACTTGGCGCAGCCGGCGGCGCCTAGCGTCTTGTCGCAGCCAGGATACAGCGTCAGCGACATCCCAACCGCAAGAAACAATCGGCAAGGCAGATAGGAACTGACCGTCTGCGTCGACTGCACCCATTTGGCCATTTGCAAGGCTTTGCCGCTTGATGTCACGACCACGCCTTGGTTAAAATAACCATCGGCCTGCACCAGCCCCGACACCGTAAATGTAAAATTATCAGTGATCGATGCGACCGTCGCGGACACCGCATAGACCGCCTTATTCAACTGACACAGGACCGAAAACAAATCGGTTCGGCACATCGGCGCCCGCTTCTGTGTCATCACCACCCGCGAGAATGACGCCGCGCCCTTCACATCAAACGCAACTTGATGCTGGATAATGTCGGACGAAATGTTTGACACCTCTCCCGTAAATAGCAGCCCTTTTCGTGTCAGATTGAGCCGGTCGACAATATAGAGTTGCACTGTAGCGCCATCGAACAGCCCGAGATCGATGTCGGCGCTGTTAAACGTGGTCGCGAATCCGAACCCATGCACCGCAACAATCTGGCAACTCGGCATCTCGCCGTTGTCGGTGTGCTTTACCGCGCTGACCTGGAGCCCCGGCACCACGGCGAAGGTATCGCCGTCGACCACGAGCGCGGTATCAGATTCCGCAAAGCGAATAATCGTGCCGTCGGTTCGCGTAATGACGCCAATCCTCGCGGGAAACCCAAACGTCGGGTTTGAGATGGCGAGCGGCGAAAAATCCTTCATGACTCGCCGATCACTTCCTTGACCGGAATGGATTGGATGGAAGTCAGATCAGCCTCGTTCATGACAACCGGCAACTGATCGGTGTCAAACCTAACCGGAACGTCAAACTGCCCGGTCCATGTCAGGACCGCGGCTGCGGGCGGTGCCGGCGCGAACGTAACGACGCCGCTGCTGCTGATTGTGTAATCCGTCGCCACAGTCTTGGTGACGCCATCGACCTTGATGACCGGGGCCGGGGTTGAACATACCAGCGTAATTGACCGCACATAGAACAATGATCCCGGCGTACTGAGCAGAATTTGACTCGGGTCATAGGTCTTGACTAATTGAAAGGACGTGGTTGATCCATCGCCGTTGCCGAACAGTTCATCGGTGGTGGTGTAGTCGCTCCAATCGCGGAAGCGAAACGGATAGAGACTGCCAAAATGCGCCCGCCATAGCGCCAGGATCGCCATGAAATCGCCGACCGGATCATCCGAGGACATCAGCCCATAGGAGAGGTCGCCGACCGCGCGGCACTTTGTCCATTGGGCAAACCGCTGCTCATTACCCGCGATCGCCTCCTGAATAACATTCCTAAAGCTCGGCCCGAATTTTGAGGAACGCTCGATCCGTTCCGGCAATCGATAATCGGGAATGCTCATCCACGGCTCACTGCTGAAATTTGTTTAGAACTGGACTGCAACGCCTGATAGACAGTCCGGCCTATTGCGTTGGCATCCTTGGCCGCGCCGCCGTTTACCGTGATGCCGCCGAGATTGATAACGATATTCTGCGACCCGCCGCCACCGCCGCCACGTTTGGACGGCATCGGGTCGACATAGATCCGCTCGCCGCTCGCTACCGGAATGGTCGCAATCATGTTGTCGTTTGCGCTCGGGGATCCAGGCACATCGACATAGCCGCCGTCCGCCATGCCCTGCGAGCGGAAGCCGATATGCGAGGTGCGCGGATCTTGTGTGTAATAAGGGGATAGTGCCTCTCCCATGGTTTTGTTCAGGCTATCGGTCGAGGTGGATAACTTGTCGAGCGAGCTTGTGAGTTTATCGGTTGATGTTGTGGTCTTGGTGTTCTTGAAAGGGTCAGGTATGCCATAGGTCGCCATCCAGTAATAATTGTCACGATCCGCTGGACTCATATTGTCCAATTGAACATTTATCGGTAGGGTGCTGACCGTGTTGCCCTCAATCCCTGACTTGTATTGAAACTCGCCGAAAGCGTTATCGCCACCGGACGTAAAATCCTCGAACTGCGCATCGTGCGCCGCCGTGAGTGCGTTATACTCTTGTTGAGCGGCAGCATCTAAAGCCGCGGCCGTCTGCTGGGCGGCAGCACCCACACCGAGCAAGTTTTGTTGCCATTGCAGTGCGGCATCGGCGGCCTTGACGGTATATTGATGCGCGGTTTCTGTCGCCAAAGATGCGGCGGTGGTCGCATCTGCCCCCGCGTTGATCGCGTTCTTATAGGCGATAGCCGAAGCCGTGGATGCCTCGGTGCCATTTTGGATCGCCTTAGTCATGGCGTCCTGGTCTTTCATCGACTCAATTTGTTTTTCGATTTGAGTCGTCGCTTGCGCGTGCGCGGTTGCCAATTGCGCGGCGGCAACTAGCGAAGCCTCGTCCAATGATACGCCTTGCGCCAAAAGGTTGTTCTGGGTCGCCAGCGCCTGCGCATCCATCTGACCGGCTGCGGTCACTTGCGTCGCAACGTTTAGCTGGTTTTGCAGATTAAGCAGCGTCATGGCGGTTTGGGTGGTAACGCCGCCATAGACTTCTTTTAATTGTTCGACCGCTTGCGCCTGACGAATAGTGGTGTCTAGCGATTCCTGCTGTAGTGACTTTTGATGCTCCAGAACGGCAATCGCCCCGTCATCATAGGCAGGAGCTTTCGCGCCCGGCGTATTTTGAACGGCGTTGAGATTATCTAGCGCCTCTTGCAGCTTGCCAATGGCATCGATCTGGGGCAACGTCGCATTGACGTTATCAAACGCGGCTTTGGACATCGCATTAAGCTGCGCCATCGCATGCGTCGTATCGAATGCGTTTACTTTTTCCTGAACGGCTGCAATCTGCTTGTCGAGCGCATCAAGTGCCCCATTGATCTGGCTGGTATCCAAGAACTCGCCACGCGCGTTCTGCCCGGTCGTGGCGAGCTGGTTGCGCTGCCCTTGAAGCTGCGTCAGTTGATCTTGTGGCGCTTGCGGCGCTGGGCCGCTGGCAATGTTAGAAACGGTGTTTTTGAATTTTTGCCACGCCGCAGTCAGGCCGCTAACGCTGTTTTCGGCCGTTTTATTAGCTGCGGTCGTCTTATCAATAAAGACCTGCAACGCCGTGGTTTTGTCGCCGGCATCGATTAGCGTTCGGATATATTCTAGCGTTGAGGCATCTAGCGCCCCATAACGCGCATCCAGCTTCTCAATGCCGGGCAAACCATCCTGAATCGCGCCAACGAAATCTTTTGTGGCCTCGGTCGCATCCTTGCCAGTCAAGACCGCGTAGCCCTGGATGGCGTCGCCAACGCCTTTCAGGCCGGAAACCGCAACTTCGCCGGTCTTGGTGAACTCTAGTGCCACGTCGCGCGCCTGAGAGACCGACAAGCCGGTCGCGGTGGCGTTGGCCTTGGTGAAATTGGCGATATCGGTTGCGGTCGCCCCGGTGCGCGCCCCAATGCCGGTTAGCGCCTGGTCAACCTGCGAACGCGCCTCGCTCCAGCTATTTGCTAAATATAGCGCCGCCGCGGCCGCACCGCCGGTCACGCCGATGATGGCTGTCATAGGCGTGATGAAACGCCCCAGCATACCCGTGACTTCGCTGAACGCGCCTGAAAGCCCGCCCTGCCCGCTCGCCGCATAGGTTAGGTGGTTGATTTGACCCGTTAGCGCCTGGGTTGGTGGGATGCCCATCGCCAGTTGTTCGCCAACCGAACGGAAGGAATGCAGCAACGCCTGGCCTTGGGTGCTCAAGCGGTCGTGTTCGTCGCCGAGTTCCTTTTCAGCACTTACAGCCGCGCCATAGCGAACCGCCGCCGCCGCTAACACGTCGTTGGCGCGCTGCTGCAAATCAGGGTTTTGTGCAACCGCCTTGTTGACAGCGTCTTGAACCTTCGCGAACTGCGAAGCCTGCCCCGCTGATGTGTTAAAACGCCGTTCCAGACCCTGAAACTTGCTATCCAGCGAGGTAGTCGATTTTTCGATACTGTCAGACGCGACCGAAACGCCATCCATCGACTTGCCGAGCTGGTTAAGCTGGTCCGTCGATTGTTGGACGCCTTGCGTCTCGGCTTGGATAATTAGTTTGTCGGTCGTGTCGGTCATCTAAGCGTCACCACGATTGCCGGAACGCGGCTGTCTCTGTTCTTGCGAGCAATGCGCCCGCCGACAGCGGCTTGATAGGAAAAGCGTATTTTCGCGACGTTGCTAAAGCGCCGGTTAGCATCTTCGGCCGTCCGCTCATAAATCCGGTTTGGAACTTGAATGACGAAATCCCGCCCTGATTTGGTCTTGCCGATTTCGATCTTGCGGCTATAGGGCTGGACGTTCAGGAACGTGTATTCACTTGCAGGCGGCGGCTTTGCCGGGTCGTCGCACTCGGCGCCATCGGCATAGAGCGTATGGCTTCGTTGGTAGGCCCCGCTCAATATAGGCGAACGCGCCACAAGCGTTGAATAGATCCATAGCAGCGCATCGCCAACGAGCGACCATTCGGCAATGATGGTACCGCGATCAGGATTGACGCTTTCCAGCGGTGCGCCTTCGCGCCCATCTACGGTAACGGTCTTTGGCGGTACTGTGCCTATGACCCTTGCGTTCTGGGCATCCGCTGCGGCGATCTCTTGCCGCGCAAAAGCGGCGACCCGTTCGCTTCGCGCTTGCGGTGATAATCGACCATCAACAACCAGCTTGATGGTCCGTTCAAATGGCGTGATTTTAACCTTTACCGCCATTTTTTTTGTTTAATGCCTCATTCAAAATGCCCGCGCGGAGCGACCCTAGTTTGATGATGGCTATCGCTTCGCGTGGCTCGAGCACGTTTTCAGTCAACCGGGACCACGCCGCCAAGCACTCCCAGGTTATGACCGGATGCGACCAGCCGTTGCCCTGAATGCCTTGGATGATCTCGCAAAATGAAGCCCAGATATAGGCTAGAGGTTCGGGAAATTCTGGCGGAATGTCCTCATCAGGGTCAATTTGCAGCTTGATGCCGAGCACGGCAAACTGCCGGGCGGCAGATTGCTTATGTTCGCCCTCGGTAGCGCCGTCGCTTAGGCGGCGGCTTCGCTTGGTGCTCCACTCTGCGAAGGCGTAGAGCTTTTCGCAGAGCGTTGCGAAAAATTTCCGTTATCGGTCGCCCTGATCCAGACTTGCAAAAACCAGTTGGTGGCAGGCAACGAATAGAACTCTTTGGCGTTATCTACCGTGCAAGGGACGGCGATCTCTTCTGAAGTATCAGGATCGACAAGATACCAGCCGACAGTTAACGCCGCACATTTGGCTATGTTGCGCTCTAACGGATCAGCAGGGGCATCTGTTACGCCTTTGCGCGCTCTCTCGATCGCGGCGGCGCGTTCTTCCTTGTCGAACTTGCGTCCGGCAGCGCCATCGGCGGCGCGGACCTCGACATAAGCCTCTTTGCCGTCATTATCTTGGATGGCCGAACCTGAAACCGGGTCGATCAGAACAACCCGGAACGGCGTATCGTTCGCAGCGAGCGAACCAAACTTTCCCATATTTCACCTTTGGCGGTAGGTGATCGGAGAAGCCCGCCAGCTTCTCCGATCGTTGCTCGGTCAAGGGCGCATCACTGCGGCCAAGCCGTGCTTGGTTCCCTGTAGCGGCAGGGATTAGGGTTAGGTGGCTTCGGTATCGCAGACACGAATGGTCGTTGCTTCAACACCGGGGGTCGTCCCGCCATAGGCCAGCGCTTGGAACGGGAGGGTGATTATCTGGCCCTGTTCGCCGGTCACACCCACCGCCGCGTCACCAAGTTTAATGCGCGGCAGATAGATGGTGTTGGCAGGCGAGTTCACGGCTGATGTCGTGGTCATGTAGCAGAGCAAGTCGATTTCAGTTTCGTTCAGGAAGTCGTCAATCAGCGTGCCGCCGTCGAGCAGAGCCGTCATCTGGCCCGTTACGTTGGCGCGGCCGATGAAGACTTCCGGTGTGAAGTTCTGGCCCACAACAGCGTTCGTTGATGGGTTGTTGTTCAGGTCGATACTTAGACTCGTCACAACGCCGACCGTCGAACCGCCGACGCGGAGCAATCCGTTCACCGCCGTGAACAGCCCGTTTGTATTTGCGGAAGTCGGGCTTGTGAAGAACGGCGAAGACGCGCCCGAGCCCGTTTCCATGTCGCGGCCCATGACGTTGACATCAAAGGTCGCCATGCCCGTGGCGGGAAGAGACCATTTCACGCCACCGATGCGGCATTCCGTGAACAGATTGTGGTAATCAAGCGTCGTATAGTAGTGTTCGAAGCCGAACTTGCGGTAAACGTGACCCGTTGACGGCACCATCACGTTTTTGCCGACGGTGGCGACCGTGAACGCCGTGTCAGCCGCTTCCGTGGTCGGGTTCGGGAACACCGCTAGAATGCGGTTTGAACCTGAAAAACCAGTGATAACGAAATTTGTTGCGTTGTTCGCGCTGGTCGCAAGACTCGAAAATCGGATGATGTCACCGACCCGCAAGCCGAGTGCAACCGGGTCACCGCCGCCAAAGGTGATGGTTCCAGACGCATCGAGCGCAGCGCTGGTCAGGTCGCTTTCGGTCAGCGAAACCGTGCTGGCCTTCGTGCCCAACATCGCCGCTTCGATGAAATCGAAGTAAGTACCCGGCGAGTATTCGCCATTGATGCCGCCTGTTACGCTGCGGCCACCATGCCGGAAGTCGGCAATCTGGTGATCCGCGCGAATTTCATTCGACTGATAGGTTTGCTTGGCAAGTTTCAGCGTGGAAGACACGCGGCGCAGGATTTGCGCGCTGCCCACACCAAGGTCGCTGGAAGAAACGGCTTCCGCGTTCGAGGTCATGGCCCCAGAGGCATAAGCCTTGTATGCAATGCGTACCGACGTGCCTTGTTCGAGGCTCATGGTTTAGTTCTCCATCTATTGGGATGCGGCGCCGTCACGGCGCTGCTTGGTTCACGGCCTCGTCAGCCGATCTGGTCGAATGTCAGTTCAATCTCTGCAATGGCGCAGAGATAATTATTCACCTCTGACGAGAGGCCGGGCGGCGACAGGTTCGAACCTGGGCCAACCGGGACGACATCGGCGGAAAAAACCGAGATGTCGGCATCTCGAAAACTTCTAAGAGCGGCGGCAACGGTTTCCGCCGTGTCCATCACCGGCCCCATGCCAACCGCGCCGGTTGGCGGCGAGAACACATAGGCTTCAAGCGTTGCACGGTTGCGATAGATGTTCGCCCCGCGCCCGCCGCCATAGGCGACAGGTGAACCGCCCGAGCCGCTATTATTGAATACGAAATAGACAAAGGTCGTCGGCGTATCCGGCAGAATGGGCGGGTCATCCCCGTGCCAATACAAAGGCACAGAAAGGCCCGCCGCCTCGATCCGTGAACGGATGGCGTCCAGCGCGTCGGCTGCGGTCGTCATTGCTCAGTCGCTCGGGCTTGTGGTGGCGGAAATCATGCGAGCGTGATCCCGTAATAGGTCGCGATGTTTTGTCTAATCGCAGTCCTGTCAGATGAGGACAGCACCGCAGGGAATATATAAAATTCAAGAATTTGCCCCTGCAACCCAAACCCGCCAGATGATGGATCGTCACATCCCAGAACCAAGGGAAGATTTATAGCGCCCACATTGCCATCGCCGTAGATGTAGTCGGAATTTTTTGTTAGGACCGCGCCGTTAGCTTTGAGGTCAGCCGAGGAGTCGTTCCAAGCCGTGTCGAACAGGTAATAAGTCCCAGCGTCCGGGCTTAGTGTGTATCGCCCCCCATTGCCTGAGTTAAACGACTCGCCGTCAGCGCCAGCCTCCAAACCGATGCCACTCCCAAGAAATTCCAGCCAGAGATCGGGGCCATCTGGGAATCCGATATCCTGCCCATTTATGCCTGCTATGCGGCCGCCGCCGCTTGCTACCGTTTCCACTTTCGCAAGAGCAAAAATCGTGAATGCGCTATTGGGTAGCGATATATTATTAGTCACCAAAAACAACGAACCATCAAATGAAAGCCCCGGCTTCCCGTTGGATGTCGAAGCCACCCAAGCTGGCTGGGACAGTGCGGTTGATTGGGATGCATCAAGCCCATTTCCGCTTTGATCGTTCCAGATAGCAACAAAAGGATTGGCACCGCCAAGGAATGTATTTATGCCGCTAATGTCGAGATCGCCTGTTAACGTGTCACTCGAAAAACTCTGCTCGGCATCATCGCTATCTCGCCTGATTGTAAGCACAGGGGAGCCAGCCATAGCAGACGAGAGAGCCCGCCCACCAAACGCGGCGGCGGCCGTTACCGTTGTTAAATCCAGCGGACCTACATAGTCCCCCCCACCACCGCCGCCGCCACCCGACGAAACGTTGACCACTCCTGAATTATTCCAAAGCTGCCCCCCCAAACCTGGATCAGCGGTCGGAAGCGCAGCAATTATTTTTGCCCCGCTTTCAACGACGATCTGACCGCCCGAGGCGATAACCAGCACGTCGCCGTCGCTCATGTAAATTGTGGTTTGATTTGTCATCCGCTAACCTGAATATCTAGAGCGATCAGCGTCCCGCCGATTCGGCGCGTGTTGTCGTCAACCGACTTTATCGCCAGTTCCCGGCCGCGAACGACAAGTTTGTCGTTGGTCGTGATCGGCAATAGCGAGGAAACATCTTCCGCCATCGCAATTACCCTGCGATCACCCTGCACAATTGAGCCAACGAGCTCGCTCGGCTTGTAGCCCATGACGCGGGCTTTTGCAGTCACGTCAGTCTTTGGCCGCGGCGTGCCAGATCCGGTGAAGCGGCGGAAAACAACATCCTCGCCCACTTCATCAATCATTGCGCGATGGCTGGCGTGCAGATCGATCAGCGTAGTCATGCCAACGCCCAACTGCGGAAGTTTTCCAGCAGGCTAGCGACGGTATCGTTCAATGATTTATCCAGCGCCCCGGTGGCCTCTATCTCAACAGAGCCGACACCTTCGACAACCCTCTTCCTTACCATCTGGCTCGGCCCGCCGAACACAAACAAGCGGCCGATGCGCAGAAGCATGGCGGACACAAGTTCGGACGGGACGGTCGCATACCCGGCCACGGCAATAATCGTAATGCGCGAACCGACCTGCGTCGTGGGCCAAACTTGGTTGTATTTGAGGACGATTGACGGGGCGAGGCCCTCTAAGCGGGCTTCATACACCGCCGCATCAAGCGCCTGCGTAACACCGTCAACGTCAACGTATGAAATCGATGTGACGGACTGGATCGGAGAAACCGGAAGTCGCTTGAATTCGGAAAAGCTATCGCACTTCATAGACACGGTTTGCGTGACGATCTTGATGTCGCAATAGCGCTCGACAAAGCCGCGCTCTGCCAGGATCATGCGTGTAATCATGTCGTCATAGCTGGTGTCAGCCGTCGCAATCCCGCACTGCTGCTTGACCTGCGCCGCAGTCACCGGCTCAGACGCGGGCGCTACCGTAACAGTCGCGGGATACCACATTAGCGGCGGCTTTTCTGCTTGCGCGTCTCGATCGCCGGAAAGGCAACCGCCCGCTCGATCTGACGTTCAGCCACCGGCAACGCGAACCCCGCGCCGATCAGGCGCAAAGCCTCATCCTGCGGGAAATCGCGCTTGTCGCCCGGTTCTAAGGAAAATGCCGGCCCCGAAAGGCCGACAGTCATTTCAATTAGCATTAGCCGGCCGAGACGGTCACGACACCCGCATTGCTCCACAACTGACCCACAACGTGGGGGTCTGCGGTGGGCAGCGTTGCGACAAGTATACCGCCGGACTCGACGGTAATCTGACCGCCAGAAGCAACGACCAATTCGTCGCCGCCGACCTTTTTGTAAACTTTGGATTGGTAAGTGGCATCAACCATTGTTCAGGCTCCGTATGAGGAAATAGAGGAGGCGGGATAACCCGCCCCCTCGTTGTTTGCTTTAAGCCTGGATGAGATGCTTGACGGCCGCGGTATCCACCAGCTCACCGTCGAAACGGATCAGGCCAGCAATACCGAGATCGGGCCAGAAACGCTCACGCATGACGCCGATGACCGGGCTGCCAACCTTGCGAACCCAATACTTTCCGAAGTCGCCGAAGATCATGGTCTTGTTGCCGGTGGCAAGCGAAGCCATCGCCTGGTTGATGGAGTAGTTATAGCCAAGCAGCGAGCCGGGGGCGCCCTGCTGTATATTGCCCATCTGCCAGATGTACTGACCGTTGCCGTCCTTCAGCTTGCGGATGGCCTTCAGGGTCGAGTCATTGAACATGAACCGAACCTTGGGACCAGTGCGGTAGGCCGGGTCAACCGAGTGGACGAGATCAAGGATTTCGTCCACCGTGACCGCAGCAACCGCGGCGGCAGTCTTACCGAGAGTCGAGGCAGTCACAACGCCCATCGGCGCCGAGGAGCCCGATCCCGTGGTAAGCTGGGTGTTCGCGGTGCGGCCGAGACGCTCGCCGAGCAGCGAACCAAGCAGAGATTCGATGTTGAAAATCGAATCCTGATTGAGTTCCGTGCTCCACTTGACGAACTCGGTGTCGAACACGTAAGCGTCGAGGCGCTTCTGACCGAACACAGCGTCTTCCGAACCGTCGTCGGTGAGCGCGGTGCCTTCCGTGTGGGCACCGGCCGACTTGGACGTGTCGTTAATGGTCGGAATGTTGATCTGGTTACCCGAGGAGGTCAGCATTTCCTGGGAAACACCGGGATCGTACATCGGGCCATAGGCCAGCATCGAGCGGACGATCTCGTTGGCGAGATCAACCGGGACGGTGTAGCCGCCAGCCGTGGTGGTGCCGGCGGACTGGATGCGGAATTCCGCGTCGCCCTTCTTCACAACGCCCGCGCGCAGAACGGAACGTTCCTCGGCGGAAAGTTCGGCCACGTCGCCGCCGGCACGAAGCATCTTGTAGAACACTTCGCGATATTCGGGCTTCTCGGCATCGGCAACGCCGCGGGCCTCGCCATCCGGGCTGGTCGGGCGCTGTGCACGGCTGATCTCAACGGCACGCTTCTCCAGCGCAGCAATCTTCTCCTCGCGCTCGATCTGCTTTTCAAGCCGATCATGCTCGGCCATGGCGGCGTCGTGGGCGGTTTCCAGTTCCTTGGCGCGGGCTTCGTCAGCGGTGCCGATCTGGTCGAGACGTTCGCGGGCTTCGGCGATGATTTTCGCCTGCTTCTCCCGCATTTCTTTGATGGTCATAGTGATAGTTCTCCAAAAAAATAGCCGCTCTGGGCGGCCGTTTCGTTGGGCTTCAGCGGGATCGCTTAGGCTTTACTCCGGAGTTTTAGCTCCAGGTTGGCTTTCATACGGAGGCGATGCGCCGCCGCGTTGAAATTCTTGCGTTTGGTCTCCTTGCGCGCCTCGTCCAGCGAGCGCAGCGCAATCGAGGTGTCGTCATAGGCCGGGAACGCCACGGCCGACACTTCGAACAACTCGACTTTGTGGATGGTCCGCGCCGGCACGTCGCCGGACTCGTCCCACTCGTCATGCGTGACGCGGAAGCCGAATGACATGCCGGAGATGTCGCCGCGCTCTAGTTGCACTGCGAGGTCTCGGCCGTCCGTGGTGTCCGGCAGATCAACCTCAACCGCGAGACCCGTGCCGTCTTCCTTCAGACGCAAGGTTCCTGCGGTGGAACGGCCGATGACGCGCCCGCTGTCGTGGTCGATCAGCGCGCGAATATCAGAATTCTTGATGGTCTCGGCAAAGGCGCCAGGCGCAATCGACTCAGTGAAATAACCGCCAATGTCAGCCCGCGTATTGAACAGCGCAGCATAGCCTTTGGCAGTCTTGCCCGCATCACTGGCGCGGACTTCAGGCGGACTAGTTAGCGCCCGTCGTTCCAGGGTCATTTGACCACTCCATTGTCTGTGACGGCGGGCGCGGGAGAGCTTCCGAGTTCAATAGTTGCACCTTGAATGTAGAGTACGTCGCCATTCTTCATCGGCGGGCGGTTGTCGAGTGCGCGGCCCTCATTCGGCGTTAGCAAGGCGTTTTGTACGCCGCTCGCCAGCGATTCCATCCGCGATTTGAAGTCGCCGCGCATCAGCGCATCAAGGCTGTGCTCTGCGTAGCGATTGCCAGTACGGCCAAAGATTTTTAGATTGATCTCCTCCTCAAACGCCTTCGCCCATTGGGCGATCAGATGCTTGACGAGATGCAAGTCCTGCTGCTCGGTATTCGAAAACGTGCCGTGTGTGAGGTCTTGCAGGAACACCGGCGGCAGATTGTAGACGCGGGCGATCTCGACAACCTGAAACTGACGCGCTTCCGTCATCTGTCCCTTTGCCGGGTCGAAGCCAACGGGCTTTAGCTCGTAGCCGGCAGGGATTGGGAAAACGGGTTCGCTGTTAGATTTCGCGGCGTCAATCGCCCGCTTGATGTCGCCCTGAGCACGCTTAACCGCTTCCGGCCCCGCCGGCATCGGACCCACGAGCGCAAGAGGCGGCACCCCACCCCCAGCGAAGAAGCCAGAGGCGTAATCATTCATTGCCAAGGCTAGTTGAATGGCCTTTGAACCCAGCACGATCGGCCCATAGACCCCTAGCTGATCGCGGCGAAGCATGAACGGAACGTCTATCACGTCTATCGCAGGGTATACCTTCCCCTCGAATTCATAGACCTTTTTGCCGTTGACCCGCTTGACCATCGTATAAAATGGGTCCATCGGCCAAATACCGACGACATTGCCGGCAACGCGCTCAATCCAAGACAGCCCGCGCCCACCCGTAAACACCTGCTGCCAGAAATATTTGCGCCAGCCGAACGAGGTCCACTCGTCGTTAGGCGCCTCGTTCAAGATCCGCTGGATGCCGCCCTTGATACGCTCGGCGCCGCCATCCTTGGCGCGATAAGCATGAAGCGGCAGGCTTGCGAGGCTCGCCGGCAGGAATGAGGACGCCGCGGCGACAGCGGGCACCTGTAACGCGCTATCGATCGTAACAGCCGGCAGGGTGCCGCTCGATATGCCGAAGTAGGACAGGAAATTCTCGGCGCTTACCGGGACGCGCGGGTCTTCCGGAGAAGCCCGCTTTTCCTTTCGGCCGAATAGGTTGAAATTCACGAAGCGCCCACCAGACTGTATCCAGGGTCATCCCAAGGGGAGATCGTCGGAATGTTGTTGTTACGGTCACGGGACTTGAGCCCGCACACCATCGTCAGCGCCACCGCACCGTCGATGCGAAATCTGGCTTTGTCTTTGTCCAGCTTCCGATTGCCGGACGGGTCCATCGATGCCACAGCGTTCGCCATGTTCCAGTTCAGAACCGGGTTGCTTGCGTGCTCTAGGTGCCGCTCGATCACTTCGATTTCGAGAGTGTCGATCGCGGGCGCCATGTCCCGAAAGCCCTGGCCCCACGGAATGAGCCGAAGGCCCGAGCCGCGCTTACTCTCGCCGCCCTTGTCTTCCCACGCCTCGAACCCGAGGCGGTCGAACTCACGCAGCAAATCAGCGATGCGCCAACGGTCATAAGCGAGGCCCAGCACCGTGTAGCGCTGCCAAAGCTCTACAATCTTGTTCGCAACCACTGCCGGGTCGATTGTGCGGCCTGGCGATACAAGCAGATGGCCATCTTTGTGCCATTGCGAATAGCGATTGTTACCAGAACCGAAGTCCCGGTTACTGTGCTCGCTTAATAGGTCTTCCGGTTTCCAGAGGAACGGCCTGACCTTGGTTTTTTCTCCAGCGCTACACATAACCAGCGCGGTAAGGTCGACCACCGCCGACATATCCAGCGCAAGATAAACTTCTTCCTTATCCGCGAAATCTGCCGGCCCAACGCAGGCCATCCATTCCTTGCGGGATATCAGCGACGACGTCGGAGACACCCGCTGGTTTAGATATAGGTTGCGGAATTTCGGCTCCTCTGCCGGCATCCGTTGCGCCTTGTCGGCAATCGCCTTCAGGTCGTCGAATGACCTGAAATCGCCTAACGCGGGATTCGCTTTCTTCCATTCCTTTGAGTCGAAGATGTCTTGGCAATCTTCTGGGACTTCATAGAGGTGGCAAACAATCCGAGGATCTTTGGCGCCAGCACTATCATCAATAAGCTTCGACAGGATATGTTCAGGATCGTTTGACTGCGTAGAAATGACAACAAACAACGGGTCAGAACGGGCGCCAAACGATGTATCAAGAACGTCGTACAGTTCCCGGCTTTTTGCCTGCGCCAACTCATCGAACACAACGAACGTAGGGTTCAGGCCGTGCTTGGTGCCCGCCTCTGCGGACATCGCGCGATAGAACGAACCGTTCGAATAGCAAGCAATCGTCTTGGTCGAGTCGATGCACCGCAGAACCTCGCCCAGCTCAGGGTCGGCCCGAACGATCTGCGCGGCGACCTTGTAGACCTGCGCGGCCTGTTCACGGTCATTCGCGGCCGAGTAAACTTCGCCGTTCTGTACCGCTTCCGGGCCGATCAGATGAACCAGCACCAGCGCCGCGATTAGCGCTGTCTTGCCGTTCTTGCGGGCAATCGACAGGATGGCGCGACGAACCGTCCGAGATCCTGTTTTCGGATCGTGTGGTTCGTAAATGTCGCGGATGAAACGCTTCTGCCACTCCCGAAGCTTGAACTTGCCGCCATGCCCCTCGCCTGACGGAACGGTTAGCTGCTCAATGAAGCGGATGACCCGCTCTGCCCGATAAGGCCGGCGAACTTGCTTTTCTTTTGTTTTGCGGTTGGCAGCTTGAGCGCGGCGCGGCTTTTCGGGTCTAGACCTAGCCTGTCGCCCAGGCTTGCGATTATTGCCGCCTGCCCGTTCAGTATCTTCAGCCATGGCGATTGTGTTTGCGACCCCGCAGAGTTGATCACAATCCACTCAAAGCTCGGATTGCTGATCTCCAGCGCCGCCTTTTTATGGATGGCCCATGCCATCCCGAACGCTGCTAAGTGAAAGCTATCCAGCGCCGAATAGACGCTGGTCGGCATTGATTGCTTAATGACCTCGATGCACCCGCGGGCGTCGTCCATCAGATGCTCGGGGACGAAAGGTTGGCCCAAAGCCTCGATGCCGGATTCTTCAATGAGACGCTTGCCGGGGTTGCCCTCTAGGGCTTCGACAGCAGCTAGTTTGCCTCTTGGACCGCGCTTACCCATAAACCCTCAAAACCTGCGGCGTCTAAAATGCGTG